CTGCAACGTGGTTTGGGCCGCTGCAGCCCCTTGCACCCTTTGCGGATCAGAGCGAAGAGGCAGGAGTCAAAGGCCGGCGCTATGATTACCCGACAGGGCGCAACCTCAACTATACGCCCCGCGCAGACTCTCCCATCTCCTTTGCCGATCTGCGATCCCTGAGCCTGAACTGCGACATCCTGAGAGGGGTGATCGAGGCCCGGAAAGATCAGCTGGCTGCGCTCGACTGGGCTATCCGGCCTACCGAAGGGGTCAACCTTGACGACGGGACTCTCGACAATCCCGATCAGCCGATCTTTGCAGGGAAGCTTGCCGGAGGGCCTTCAGGAGGTCCTGGCGGCGCTGGAATGGGCAATGCTAGCTCGGCTATTCGGCCGGCCGCGATCCCGAGATCCCAGCTCAACACGCTGAAGCTGCCTGCCGACGTCCGGCAGCGGATTCGCAACGTGACGGACTTCTTCTCGTTCCCAGACAAGGAGAACAACTGGGATCAGTGGATGAGGCAGCTGAACGAGGACATGTTTGTCCTCGATGCGCCTACCCTGTGGAAGCGGAGGACTCGCGGTGGAGACCTGTATGCTCTGGAGCTCATGGATGGTGCTACCATCTTTCCCCTTCTGGATGCTTCTGGTCGTAGGCCTTCTGGACCTGCAGATCCTGCTTACCAGCAGATCCTGCATGGTATCCCGGCGGCGGATTACACGGCGTCGGAGCTGATCTACCTGCCCCGCAATCGCACGACGAACCGTGTCTACGGGCTTAGCCCCGTTGAGCAGATCGTCGTGACCGTCAATACGGCGATCCGCCGCTCGATCTTCCAGCTAGAGTATTACCTCTCGGGCAGCAACCCGGATGCATTCGTCGGCCTGCCTACGACCTGGACGCTACAGAACGTCAAGGATTTCCAGTCCTGGTTCGATGGCCTGATGGAAGGCAACCTTGCAAACCGCCGCAAGACGCGCTTCATGCCTGGGGAATTCAAGTACCAGGAGACAAAAGCTCCGCCCCTGAAGGACTCGTACGACGAGTGGCTAGCCCGTATCGTCTGCTTTGCCTTCTCAGTATCCCCTGAGCCCTTCATCGAGCATCTGAACCGGGCAACTGCTGGTACGGCGCGCTCGAGGGCCCTAGAGGAAGGACTTCTGCCTCTCCAAAGGTGGTGGAAGTTCCTGATGGACCTCATCATCAGGTTCGAGCTCAAGGAGCCCGGTCTGGAGTTCGTCTTCCTGGATGACCGGGAGCAGGACCCCAAAGCCCAGATGGAGATTGACATTGGATACGTCAAGGCAGGAGTGTTCTCAATCGACGAGGTCCGGCGCGATCGTGGAAGGCTCCCAGCAGGAGGAGTCGCTGAGCAGCCCATGCTGGCAACCACTTCAGGATATGTTCCGCTCGGTGCACTCACGGGGCCTGGGGCTGCTGCCGCACTGGCCTCTACCGGAAGCCCAGGAGCGAACGCTGTCGCCGGAACAGAGACAGGAGATGATGGGGGCGTTACTCCGAATGCGTTTGGTAAGGCTGCGACTGGTGGCGTTGAAAGCGGCACTGGTGGAGTCTCAGACGTCAGTGGCGCGGCTGTCGCTTCCCCCAAGCACCCGAAGAGCAGCGTAGACTACAGCCCTGGAGGGCTCGCAGAGCATTGTGGTATCTGCCACAACTACAGGAGCGGAGAGTGCCTACTAGTGGAAGGGGAGATCAATCCTGACTACTGGTGCAAGCTGTTTCTGAAGGCCCAGCCGAAGACGTAACGCTACAACCAAGGAGTTCCGTATGTCCCTCGCCCTTCTGAACCGCGTCTACATGATCGCTCCCGTAGCCAACCAGTCCTTCGAGACGCGGAGCGGCAACGTCTATCAGTCCGACAGCACCGGCAAGATCACCACAGCCGTCGCAAACGGCGATGTGGTCGACCTGCTGAACTCGGGATGCGTACTGTCAACACAGCAGTGGCTCGGACGCCTCATCGGCGCGAACATGAACGTCACCACCGATCAGGCGATCGCGATGGACGTTCCTGTGGGGCAGAGCTTCCGGGTGACGAAAGTCTCGGTGCTGAATGCCTCGGTCTCGCTGACCACTGCAGCCGGCGGCCTGTATTCGGCAGCCTCCAAGGGAGGTGACGCCATCGTGGCGGCGGCTCAGGCCTATACGGCCCTGACAACCTCAGGTCTGGTGCTGGATCTCACCATCGCAACGACGCCCGGCAAGACCCAGTACAGCGGCTCCTCGCTGTTCTTCTCCCTGACCACGGGACAAGGCGCGCCGGCAACGGCCGACATCTACGTCTACGGCGACGTCTACTGGTGATCAGAGCAGCCTGATTCACGGCTGAGCAGCTTTGACGGTGGGGGAACAAATGAGTAAAGGTATGCGGGCAGGTCTGTTACTCGGAGGGGCTATCGTCTGCTCCGGGCTAAGCTTGCCTGCATACGGGTGGGAGTTGCCTGCCTACCCAATGGAGGCGGCTCCCGGTACTCTCCCCACCCCAACGGGAACTGATCAGCCCTCGATCACTTCCCTGAGGCAGCTACGGGTATCGGTCGGGGACGGGGCAGGCAACGATGCGTCTCCGACCCACCCCATCTCGATCAACCTTGGAAAGGTAGGGGCGGCTGCGGTATCCTTGGGCCAGGCTGCGATGGCCGCTTCCATTCCGGTGGTTCTGGCCAGTGATCAGAGCAACCTCCCAGTCTCAGTGACGGTCAACAGCGCCATCACGGGAGTTCAGATCCAGCCAGCATCGGTACAGGCAGCTGCCTACTCGTCAGGCAACACCATCGGCGGGCTGCTGCAGTTTACCGCACCGGCGCAGAAATCCATCCTGCAAAACCTTTCGGTCACCTTTGCCAGCGGTATCCTACCGCCGATGCACCTGGTGATGTGGAACGCCAACCCAAGCGGCTCAACCGTAACCGATAAGACGGCGATCACGCAGGCTGTGGCTGATCTGGGCAAGCTGATCGGCTACATTCCTATCGGAGCATGCATTGCCGTAGGTACGCCCGCAATCTGCCAGGCTTCCCAGCTGCAGACTCCTATCCCTCTTGCCTCAGGTACCACGCTGTATGCGGCCCTGGTATTGGATGCAGCAGCCACATTGACGTCGGCCGATACCACGACCAAGCCGTTCATCACGATGGGTTTCCTGCAATGATCTGTCTGCCTCGCCGAGGCCTGCTATTTGGTGCAGCTGCGCTTGCCGCAGCAGCCCAGATGCATGCGGATGAGGCGATTGCTGCCTATCCAACCTTGAAGGATGCACTCCTCGGCAGTCTTCAGCGGCCCCTGATCTCTGCCGACTTTACCGATGGCATGGTCGGGGCACCTGGTCGCTTCGTCATCACCGCATCAGCGTCAGCAGGATTGCCGGCAACTTTCTCGGGCGTCACGCCGGGCGCTGTGGTCGTTTCGCCGTCATCTGGCGCCATCGCAAAGACCCGATCGCCAGCCTATGATGTCACAGGTACCAAAGCTCTGGGAATTGGCCTGTTTCCTTCGACGACTCTGGGCTTCGACAATTCCGCCGGCTACGTGACGCAGACGAACACGCTGCCGGTTGGCACCCATACTCTGTGGATGGTCGGCTCAGGCTCGGTTACACTGTCCGGCGGCGCATCAGGAGTGGCAACGGATGGTTCGCCCCTGGTATTCACAATCGCAGGAGCTCCGGCCTCCTGCACGTTCACGGTGGCAGGCTCGCCGTCGTTCGTGCAATGCGATCAGAATCGCTCGCAAGCGATGGGCATGACGGTCGGCGCGTTCAACGACACCATCGCTGGCCAGTCGCTGCAATGCAATTTGGCTACGGTCGGCTCGGTTGGCGCTAAGCGCCCAGATTTCACTCTGCTGATCGATTACATAATCCCGGCCTTACTGGTGGCCGATGTGACCTCGCTGCAAGGCGGCAATTACATTGCCTGCGCCGGCCCCAGCACCGTAGGAACCGCCAACTCCGGTCTGCTGATATCCTCCACCTCCTCGACTCAGGTCACTGCCACATCCAACAGCGCCGTCGGCGCAGCTTTGGCGACACTGACCCAGAACAGCAATGGCCTGAATGTCCTCAATCGGATTGTCGTTGCTACCGATTCCAAGAGTATCGCCATGTCGGTCAACGGCCAGGCGACGAGCGTGTCAGCTACTGCGGCGCTTGTAGCCACCACAGGGTTCCTGACCTTGGGGTCGCTGGGTCTCAGCAATCTGAACGGCAATGCTCAGTTAGGCGGCTACATCCGCCGCTTCGCTCTGTTTCCTGGACGTCTACCGAACCTACTTCTGCCCCAACTCAGCAGGATAATGCAGACTTGAGTGTCTACGAACAAATCCTGAGTCATAACCTGAAGGAAATAAGCACATGAGTCTGAGGATCTTCCTGCCAATCACCAAGGTAGACGCGGCACAGCGTCTGGTGTACGGCGTTTTCACCGAGGAGGCAGGAGATCGCTCCGGTGAAATCATGGACTACGCCTCCTCGAAGCCCAACTTCGAGAAATGGTCCAACGACATGTACGGCGCGAGCGGCGGCAAGAACTACGGCAATATCCGCGCTATGCACAAGAACATCGCGGCCGGGCTGTTCGCTCAGCCGATCGACTTCCAGGACGACGTCAAGAAGATGTACGGGTGCGCCCGTATTGTCGATGACGACGAGTGGCGGAAGGTGGAAGAGGGCGTCTACACCGGATTCAGCGTCGGAGGCCGCTACGGCAAGCGGTGGGCCGATCCGGAGAATCCGAGCCTGATCCGCTATGAGGCGATCCCCACCGAGGTCTCCCTCGTGGATCTCCCCTGCGTGAAGGGAGCCACCTTCGAGTTCTTCAAGGCGGAAGGCGCCGCTCCGGAAGCCCGCGCATTCACCAGCGTTGGCGAGCCGGAGGAGCCCCCACCGCCGCTGAGCGCTCCTCCCAATACGGTCATCAAGTCTGCAGCTTCCGAGACCAAGACCGAGGAGGAGACCAAGGAGGCTACCAGCACCGAGGCGACGAAGACTCCCGAGCAGTTGGCAACCGAAGCTGCTGAGGATGAGGGAGTCAAGAAGGGTGTCAAGACCCTCAATGAGGCCCGGATCGAGCGAGGCCTCGAGGCTCTCCCCGACGAGCAGGTCCTGAAGACTCTGGCATCGGAGTTGGAGCAGGTTTGGAAGACTCCGGACGGCCAGACCTTCAGCAAGAAGGCCGAGGCAGTCAAGCATATGAGCACTGCGGCGACTGCTGCAGCCGTGGAAGCTGTTGCTGGCCCTACGGAAGCGGCTCTCACCAAGCTTGACCAGCTCCTTGGCGGCACGAAGCCCGAAGACGAGCCCATCAAGGCGGGCGATCCCAAGGTGACGAAGCCGCTCGAGAAGAACACCGAGCAGCCGAAGAAGGCATTCGACCTCTCCACGAAGGAGGGCCTGAAGAAGGGGCTCTACGATGTGGGCCGGATTGCCTGCATCATCAGCGAGCTCAAGTGGATCCGCACGGACATCCTGGTGGAAGAGTCCCTCGAAGGCGACGGCACCTCAGCATTGCCCAGCGCAGTGCAGAAGGCTACCGACGCCCTCTGT